CGTTCTTCTCGGGACTGGGCGGGATCGCGGTCACAGTAGGCTCTGACACAATAGTCATATCAGAACGATTGACCAAATCTTTTGACGCCAAAAACCGGCGCCCGCTTTTATCGATTAAGAATGTCATATCTATCCTCCAAAAAGAAAGGGTGCTTTCGCACCCTTTATAGTACACCAATAATGGCTTAGCGAATATACGCGACTGCCGCTGCTTCCGGCTTAATCATCTGATATCCATAAACGACCAGACCGCGCATGATGTCACCAAAGGTCTTCTCAGACCGCAGAGTCTCAGTCTTGGTTAGCTGAGTCGCGAACGTAGCACCATCTCGGTGACCTGCGAGAACAACGGTTCGCCAATCGTTCGCCCCTTGGTTCGGGTTGATCGGCAACAGGTTGGAGTTATAGACCGTGAAGCGGTCGATCGTACCCACCAAACCGTTGCGCAACGGCGACGTGGAGTCACCAGTGATGCAGGTGCTCTTCAGGTCGGACAGCTTCAACAGCGTAGTTACCCAGAACGGGGCGACCAAGTAACGCCCAGTCTCCGGGACGTTCTGCTCGTCGAGAGCTTGTCCGAGGCTCAGCACCAACTCTAGGACATTGTCCTTGGTGACGGTCACAGGGTCAGCCTGCGTGCCCAGATTGATGGTGCCAGACCGCACACCAGCCGTGTTGCCCGTGTTAGCAGGGTGCACATTAGCGGGCACGAACGCGAGAACCTCAGTGTCGAGCGCAATCTTCAACTGCTCAGCAGCGTCCTGCGCCCACAAGGTCATCTGATCGATATCCTGCTGCTTGGCAACAACGTCGTCGATGGCTGTCTGCCAATACATACCTTTATCGATCAACAGCTCAATCTTGCCGCCAGTGGGGAATTCCGTTTCAAGATTCATGCCGATTTGGTACGGACGAACACTCACCTTGGGCTGAGTACGGATAATCACCTTATCGCCCATGTTCGAAATCTCGCCCTCATAATCGGTGTTGGTGATCTGGGACAACACCGTGGCGTCGTAGTACTCCTTAACGAGATTCGACGACCAAATCTCAGGGATCATCACCCCCGAGTAATTTGGATAGGCGGATAAGGGACTAGGGTATGCCGCGTTAGGCGAACTAGGATGGACTGGAAAGGCCATAAATCACCTCACTTTGTGTAATCAACACGACCTTCTCGCTGCGCGGCGAAAATCTCGCGCTGCAACCGGTCGAATTCCTTCTGAGAGTACTTTCGTCGGTTCTGATACACAGCAATAATTTCGGAACGTCGCCATGCTCTCTTCTCAGCAGGCGCGGCTGTGTTACTTACGCCTTTAGACGGCGCCACCTTCTTCCCAAGTGATGGTTTGGCTGGAGCGTCGGCATCTTGAGCCCGTCCTGTGCCAGACACCACTTTGTAAAGCTCGAAAATCTCTGCTATCGCATCTACATCTAATCTCGCCATCCCTTGTTTGACATACTCAACACGAGAGGGGGATGCGTGCAGCCATTGTGTGAATTCTTCAGATTTGTCAATCTCACGCCAGCCCGGCACCCGTGCGTCTAGCGCTTCAAAGAATCTAGCTTGACGTGTGCTTGTCGCTTCAGCGTGTGTCTCCTTCGCGACGTTTTCGACCGAAGCCAGTCTAGACTCGATCGCCGCCAGACGCCTGTCGATCGCACGGTAGACCATATCCACGAGGTCGTCACCAAACTCCGAGCGATCCTTCACCTCATCCGCGGGAGGCGATTGCGGCTTCTGAATCTCCTGCTTCTGCTCCGCAGCAGGCTGCGTCGTCTGCATCTGAGCGATAAGCGTCTCTAGCTTACGGATCGTCGCGTCCTTTTGGCGGATCATCCCGTCCAAAGACCGGTAGCGCTGCTCAGACTTCTCCAACTGCTCACGCAGTTTGTTGAGCTCACTACTTAGGTCTTGCCCTTCTGCAGGAGCGCTCTCATTTGCTTCGAAGCCTGCGGCTTCGCCGACTTGCTCCTGGGTACTTTGTCCTTCAGAAGATGCTTGATCCTCACTAGTCGACTCGGGCGTCGGCGCCTCATTCTCAGTTTTTTCAGTCGGCTGTGCACCCGCCTCACCGCGCATCATCGCTACGGCGAGCTCGTGCTGCTGCTGAACTTGCTTAGGGATGGCCATAATTTACCTCTGCTCAGTAGTGATAAGTTGTCGCAGTCGGCGTACAGTAGAAACTGCGCCCTGCAATTTTCGCACTTCTGCTTCTTCTACTGCAGATATAAGAGTGCTTATATAATCCTCCTCTAATTCTTGAAGATATTCAAGAACTTTAGGATATTGGCGGATTAACATAAGCTGTTTTAACTGTTCGGCATTTGGTCGTCTCACGGCATCATACTCGACGGGCTAGCAAAATCAGTCACAGGCCGACCATCCATTAACTGCTCCTGAGAAGCTTCAGGGATCGGAGGCTGTTGACCCGCAGCCATTTGATCCGCAGCCTGCTGTCGGGCCATCTCGGCGAAATTAGGCGGGATAATCTTATCCGCATCAAGACCAAGCGCTTTAACAAACTCCCGCAAAATAACTGCGCGACCCTCAAGCCCAACAATCTGGTTATCAATCGGGTTATTCGTAATCTGTAGGAATTCATTCCGGCGCATCCGCAAGGTCTCAAGCTGCATTAGGCTAGATACACCACGAGCAACTACNTGCGCATCGCCTTTAATCGTCTCATCATCCGAATAAATCATATTATGACGGAATAATGTCTCCAATAACGGNGTCATAACCCCCTGATCGATGCTTTTGACAATAGACTTAATCCCTTTGTTCGCAGAATCTAATAGCATCGATAACCCCGAGGCGGTTCGGCCGGGGCCAGATATCTTGTCCGACCCGCTCATATACCGCGGGATCATCGAGAAATCATCCGCCAGCGCGTAGAACTTGTCTAAGACGGCTAGCAGCTCACTAACGTTCGTGTTTGGCTGGAAGAAGTTAACAGGCGGCAACCCAGTATTGCCTAGCTGCGAGTCGTTGACCTGCCAAATTTTCCACGGGTAGATGTTAGTAATATCCTCCCCCGCAGGTACCCTATCCACATTCACAACCGCCTGCGGGCCAGACGCAATCGCCATGTTGTTGACTAGCGAGCGTATCGCTGCGTTACAGACCCCCTGCACGTCGGCTAGAACGTCGTACATCGAGTAACCCCAGAACTGCCCAGGGATCGGCTCGTAACACGCGCTGTAATAAGGTCGACGCCCAGTAGGGTCATCATTCAGCGTCGCCTTGATAACCTCATCATCAATCAGCCAAACTGTTGCTTCATAATACCGTTGTGGGTCATCGTCCACACCTTCGACTCCCCACTCGGCTAGATGCGCTCCACTGATCGGGCCGTGGAATTCCAGCACGTCTATGTAAGACGCTTCCGAAGCGCGATGCGCTACTTCTGACGTGTTGATCTCCTCCCCAGCATTCGCCGCATAATCATTGGCGTCCGTCAGCCATCGATAGCCCCCTCTAGTCGCTACGCGGTCGAGTATCTTACGAATGCGAGCCTCATCATAACCATCAACACCGATCAGCGCGTGCAAATCACGGGCAGTGATCGTGATGTGCTCGATGAAGTACCCGTCCTGCGGAGTAACTGCACCGGGAGCAGGGTAAGCGTTGAAGGGGTTCACCGCTTCGAATTCCATCACAATCTCGGACTCTATCTCCGGGATGAAAACCCCATCAGAATTCGACCATTTGACGCGCTCTTTCTTCCTGAAAACGGGGCCCTTGAATATCGCAGCCGGGTAAGTCGTCAGATGCGAGATAAACTCTGCGAATGCGTTATCGAACCCACCTTCCGCAAGCTGGTCAGCGATCAGCTGCTCCATCCGACTAGCTCGCTGTTCCGCCAGCGACTTCACCCTGCTGCGCTCTGCGTCTATGCGCATGTTGACTACATGCTCTATGTCCTGCTGGTGGACAGGCTGCCCCTGAGCATACATCTGAGCGACCCATGCGGATACCTGACTGCGAATGTCCGCCGTCACATCATCCGGCAAGTCAGGGACAGGAGTCGGCGCGATCGTCCAAGGACGCTCGTCTTGAGACAGGAAGATATCCTTCAGCCATGACTCAAGCACACGGCTCTTGTTGGCCACAATCCTCGCATACTCTGTGCTCCCGCCGACCTTNAGAATTTCCCGCAATTTGTTAGGCGTGTATAGCCCACGGCGCGCGAACGACGCCTCAATTAGACTCTTCTCATGGTGCTGGCGCTTGAAGTCCCGGGCCTCTACCCAGCACCGGCGGACATACCGCACAATGTTGTCGACAAGCTCTTCAGGCGTCGTAGTCTCTTCAGAAGAGCCATCACGATCCTGCTCTTCTAAACCCTCTCGTATCAAGCCTATGGCGCTTGTCATGGCTAACCTCTCGCTGCGTTAGTCTCTTCAGAGCAGACACGTGAGAACCGCCTGCTCTTGTTAAATGACTCTTGACTAGATGCACGGAATGTCCCTGAAACAGACTCAGAGACTGCGCCTGCGGCATTCAGAGACACCTGTTTTATCGACGCACCAGCCTGTGATAGCGCGCCAGCAGCACGCACTCTGATGCCTTCCTGAGCAGCCAGTATGCGCCCAGCCTCTACCTTCGCAGAGTTATCAAGAATCTGTTGGGTCATCTCGAGCTGCGCTTCCGCCATTTTACTGCGATCGCTTCCTTCTACATAACCTGTGTTTGCTGAGTTGTAAGCCCTCAGCACCGACGCTTTTCGACTTACATGCTGCTGGTAAGCCTCAGCTACAGACAAAGAATCTCCAAGTACTTGCGCCGCGCTACTCAAGTAACTCCTTTGGGCGCTCGACGCCGCCCTGAACGCGCTAAGCTCACCGTCCGCGACACGGAATGTCTCGTCGAGATAGGTCTTGTAGGCTGACATTCTTGTGTTCTCCGCCGACCAAAGCTCGCGGTATGCGCGCACATTGGCCTCACTCACATTCACTCGGGAAGCCTCTGCTTGAACCGCCGCCTCGTAGCTGCCGATCTTGTCCATGTACCAATCGGTACTCTGGCTGTAATTCTCAATCGCCTGCTTGAACGACGCGATGTTCTGTTTCACGATGTCCAAATTCGCGATAACCCCGCGCAACTCCGCCTCATAGACATCCAACGGCAGTGTCTGCTGCTCGACATCCCCCCGCATCGCACGTGCTGAGGCCTTCAACGTCTCCACATCAGCACCGTACATCTTAATCTGCGACTCCAAGTTCATGATCTGCGCATCGAGCAGCTCCATTGACTTCATCCCTGTACGGATCTGCGCTTCCTGAGTTTGTAAGTAGGCATTGTAAGCCTCAACTTGCGCTGCGACTAGGTTTACTTGGATGTTATACAGTTCAACTATCTGGTTGAACACCACTTTACCTAGCTCTATGTTGTACTTATACGTCGCTATTAGCCTGCGCGCAAACGCCAAATAATGCGCAAGGTGGTAGCGCTCAATATCAAGCGAGGCTTTGATGGCGGTGGTTATCACCCCTATCGCGGACTCATAAATCTCCTTCTTGATCGCCTGCGCTGTGGTGTACCCCTGCTCCATCTCATTGTCCGCGATCTCCATAATGCGCGCGTCGACAACGCCAGCAGGCAACGCATAGTTGCGCCCAGCAACCTCTTCGTAAACCTTGTCCATCTCTCGCTTGGCGAGCAGCGCCTTGCGACGCATGTCTGAGGCATATAGCTTGCCTTGCACAACACTCCCCACCCAGCGAGTCAGCTCATCGTCCCCGTTGAGTATCTGTACCACGCGCTCCTTCAGCGTCTCGTCGTCTTCGTACTTGGAAAACTCGGGGAAATCGAGCTCTGCTACGTCAGGCAACGAGATATCTTGCAGCGCGCTAGCGTCAATCTCCAAAGGCTTTAGCGGGATAGCTTCGAACTCGATTAGCTTGATCGGCGTCAGCTCAGGACGGTCGCCGTACTTGAGTTCAGGTACAGCAACTTTCTCGACGTCAGGCGCTTCTGGAGTATCTATCAAGTCTTCTGTTGGGTAGTCTAGCGGCGCTGGGCTAGGCGCGGCATCAGGAACCGACAAATGCTCCTTACCTTCCCTATACGTGACATTGGATAGGACAGGGGAGTTAAAACCAAAACTGATCGATTGCGCCGCCTGATAGGTGACGCTATCAAGCGACACGCTCGGAGCGCTAAACGTAGGATCAGAGAGTCTCGGCGCAACCGGCTTCTCTAGCTTGCCCCGCGCCATATCACCTACTTTCGCCCCCAAGTTTACCTGCTTCATATCAGGCAGGTTGAACTTGACATCAGTGATGGTCAGGTCTCCCAAAGAGTCCATCACCTTGTCGAAAATGGATGACTGTAGGCTCAAATTAGGGGCCGACAGAGTCCTACCGTAAACCCCCCAACCGGTACACCTCATCTAGCGCCTCACATGTAAATGTTCTTGTAACTCGCAATACACTGGTTCGTGTGGCTATCCGTGATAGAGCTGTTGAACGACCCATTGACCGCCACCCCATTAGTGTGGTTGATCGTCCCTCTAGCAGACAGTGTAGTCGACGCCCTAATGCGCGCAGCCTTACCAGATAGTCTAGCAGCCTCCGCATCCGCCGCCGCGCGAGCTAAGTCCACATAGGCCGACGCAAGCTGAGACTGCAGCTTCTGCGTGGTCTCGGCAGCTCTAGCCACAGGTTCCGCAGCAGCAGAAACTACCCGCGCTATCGCCGAATTATTGCCTAGGATCGCTGTATAGTTCACAACGTCAGAAAACATCTCAGCCGCTTTTTCAGCCGCGTCTATCCGATATTTCGTCGCCGCCATCTTATAGTCCATCGCGGACTGGGTGTTGTTGATCTCTGTCTTCGCGTACTCCCCTACTCGGTTCGCGATCCCCGCTCGTAACATCGCCGCAGTAGCCGACACTGCCTGCGCACTCTTAACCGCTTCAAAAGCAATCGCTGACGAACTTTGCGCCTCAGCACTTATCTGACTCGCAATAGCACGGTTTTGTGCCATGATCGCTTGATTCTCCGCCCGACGAGTGCGGTAGGCTGCCCTAACAGAAATCAACTCCCCCCGCCATTGCTCTGACTCCGCCTCGTATTTTGCAAGCGACGCGCCTATGGCTTTAGCTTTAGCCTGCACCGCCCGCATCTGCGCGTCGAAGGCGCTGATACTCGCCTTCACAGCGTCGACGCGAGCTAAAAACGCATCAACACTAACCCCCTGCACATTCTGCAACACGGTGTATTCTGCCGCCTTGACACCGTTCATCTTCGCCACTGCCTTCTGCTTATCCACCTCAGCGGCGTACTTGAGGAGCTCCGCGCGGATAGTGGCGATCTTATGCTTGTATTTGGCAACCTGCTGCGACACGCGCGCCAGCATTACTCGATACTTCGCAACCGCTGCAGCATAAAGGCCGATCCTAGCCTCCGCCTCAGCAAGAAGGATGTCGAACTCCACATCGAGGAGCTTGTTGAGCTTGTCCACCAGGAAACTATGCGCCTCAGCGTTGAGCTGGATCGCCACCGGCAGTAGCCTCATCCGCCACCGCTCAATGATGGCATCCCTATCCGCATCTAAATCAGCCTTCACCCTTTGCCGCACAAGGTGCAAGTGATCCGCGAGACCCTCACGGACATCAGGCATGCCTCGACGCCGCCACAAGTCACTAACCGTCTTAACGTATCTCTCAGTCGCTTGATGAGTGTTAAGCCGCGCCCCCAGCTCAAGATCATCTACATCCAAGATGAAGTTGCCGCTGAGCAGCGCCTCCGCAGCTTTCAGCCCATCCTTAGCTGTCTGCTCATCGTAGTCAGGCAGCTCCGGAGTCTTAGCGATAATGTTCTCATAACGATCGAGCATTGATTCAGGGATCGGGGGGAGGTCGATCTCATCAAGGTCGGCAAGAGATATGTCAGGGACAGTGATCTCATTGACGACCATCGGTGTAAAGTCAGGCAAGCCAAGCAGTTCTGAAGTCTTAATCTCAACAGTAGGAGCGTCTGGGACTTCAGGGATGTTCCCAATCGCAGATTGATTGGGCGCAGCGCCCGCTGAAGGTAACGTGGGGGCTTCTGGGAACGAAAAAGACTGTGCGTCCGGAGCCTCGATCGACGAAGACTCAAACTCCTTAACGTCGACTGAAGGAAGATCACCAAAACTACCCCGGTCGATAGAAATATCCTTCAGAACATTCGGCGGGGTGCCCTGCCCCAACTCCGCCCTCGTATAGTCCCCCAGCTCGAAAGAATAGCTGATCTCATCTATAGAGACGTCAAAAGACTTGATTTTTTCAAGTATATTCTCAGCAATCTTGCTGAGATCGTCGGACGTGTCGTGCAGCGCATCGATCCGCCCAAGTATGCTGTCGGCCTTGTTGATGACATTCTTGTGCACCTCCGATGAGTCAGGGAGGTTATTGACTAGCGTCACATCACAGTCAATAAACTTACCACTCATGTCACACTCTCCGACGGGTGTTAGAGATTTCTACTTCACAGTGACTCAAGTCAAATGGCTCACCACCAATCCGCAGCTTGATGTAGTTAGACGCAAAGCCGCGCCCAACCTTGCACCTAACTGCCCGCGTGTTATCGCTCGGCCGAGGGTCTTGGGCATAGACCTGCGTAACGCGCCTACCGTTGACATCTGCCGTCACAGTCACTTTCAACGGCGACTCATGCACAGAGTACGTGTAGACATGATTGATCCGCTTGCGAGTGTTTAGATCAGCCTTAACCTCTTGAGCGCTAACGGACGAGAACCTCACATCAGGAGTCTCGATATAGCTATTCGCCATCCATCCAGCAGGGGCGAGAAGCCCCTCCGAGTTAGCACCGATCCATCTCGGGATGAAGTCAGTCACCGGATGCCCAACATAACGGCTCATCCCCCAGGAACGCATATCCGCCGTCCAGACATCAGTGTCGTGGCCAACAACTTTGTTCGACCTAGGGAAGTAGATGTAGTCCGTAATCGCCATCTTGTCGCGCGCATACGACGGCACAACAGCCTTAGACGTAACCCGCGCGCTGACGAGTCCTTTTTCTCGGGCGATGCTGCGAGTGTTAATAACCCCGACGGCACTAGCCGAGACGCCAGCAGCATCTCTAACAGCCCCGCGTGACGCATAGTCGGAGATAACACTGCCTCGCACACCGCCAGACTCACGGACAGCAGCTCGGCAAAAGACACGCGCAGCATCATCGGCCGCAAAGACGTCCTTAACACCTACTTGGACATGGGCTTTGGTGATTACCAAGCTCTTAGCCGCAGCAGAATCTCGGAGTGGCTTAGGCGTGATCCTAACTTCGGCAATAGCGCTTGACGCAGCGAACGAGTCGGCGACGTCGGTTCGGCTCACTACTCCACCTTGCGCCCTGCCTCGTGCGCCAGCCGCATCTGAGACGTAGACAGGTATGGTCGCAGCTATAGTGACCGCAGATCGCGCGGCGGCGACATCGCGCACAACCATGAAACCACGTGCAACAGCCCCAGATCGCGCACCAAATCGGTCTAGGGCTCCCTCACGCCTAACCTCATGAGCTGCACCTTTAACACCTACAACCTGCCTACGTGTAGGGAGTACGAAGTTCGCAACAGGCGGCAGAGTCTTGGCGCCAAAGCTGTCTCGGACATTTG